TTTTTTGAACTACCCATCGACACGACAGTCTTTAGGGCTGAAGCGAAATTGAGAGTCTTCGATCATCCTAGCGGGACCATGCACGTCAAATACGAGCCTCGGGCAAACAAGGCTTACACCCACCCTCTTAATAATGTAAAAATTGAAAGTGGCATCACTCTCCAGAATATGCCGGTGCAAGGTCACCAAAGTGAAATGCATGTGCTTCGGTTCTTTGCGATTGCATCTTCTAGGCCTAAGATCCACTCTGTTCCCAATTTTGGGATGATGATACCTAGTTGTCTAGATGTGGTTCGTGACCTTGACTTTGCCACTACGACCGAGGCCAGCTATCAGTCAATCGCAACTTTGACGAAAAAGACGGTCAGTGAGGTGAAGGAGGCTGTGTTCCAGAAAGAGAACATGTCAATCTCCTTGGCAAGATGGATTTCCTATTTCTCCAATCGGAATAACGATTCTAATTGGGCGTCAATGTTTACATTTGTACACAAAAACAACACGCAATTGGTAGTTAAGATCGTTCTGAAGGTTATTCTCTTACTAATAGCACCTGTCAACACCATCTTGCACGGAGCGATACCTAAGAAATATGAGTCTTTGGATACCACTTTGCTAATACGGTGGATCAAAGACCATGTGGATCAGCTGCCTAATTCCGATGAGAAGACCGGCAAAATCAACATCTTGTCGTGGCTGATGTCAAAATTTTGGAGTTACGACATGGTGTTGGGGAAGACAACGACATGGAGAGACATTGAAGAATGGAGAGCTATACATAGAGCCATCTTCATCTTGTTCTACGCTGCTATCTGGATGTATTTTGGTAATTATGTCCTGGTGGTCATTAAGATAGTGCTTGGTACATTCTTTTCAATCTTCTTCTGCTGTCAAGCTGTGAATTCTATCCTTTGCATATATTTAACTTGTGCGGTAGGACTTAGTGATGCAGTAATGGTGGCATGGAGAGGGACGAGATGGGGTGTATATTCTATATCCATTTGGATAAAGATGGCATTTTCTGTTGCGTACTGGTATGCATCTCCAGCATTGTATACAAATGTCTTGCCCTACACCCTAAAATTCAGTCTAGAGACCTTGTCGTGGTTCATAATAATATCCCTGTTGTGGTGGAAGCCTCAAGAAGTACACACGGCGAACAGATTTACCGAGGTGGTGAGCGATATCGTGAGATCATCTAAGTTTTAGATCTTCATTATCTGCGTAAGCACCTTTTTCTCCGTGGCTTTAACCATCACCGTGGTGTCAGAATTCATAGACTTGCTCATATTGGTGCCAAGCTTAATTTGTCGTATCTTAGGTTCGAGAACATTCACATCTGCCAAGATCGGGCGCGTCAGTCCTGGAAAGTATCTACTTTTGTCGAAAGACTTCCCAGCTGTGGACTCCAAAGGGAATCATTCACTAGTCTCTCAGAATTTTTCTGGAGGAAATTTGGAAGATTTCTTGCGCAGTCAGCCGAAAGGAAACTCAGTGTCGGTATGTAAGCAAGCAACCGAAACGGGGCCCCAATTGGTAGACTAGGCGGGACCTAAACAAATCTATGAGTGGGCCAATGATAATAAAGGACTTTGGTCAGCCCTATACCAGAGACAACTGATGACCAAGCTAAAGCCGGATCCTCAAGTAGTGCGCAAATTTACCAAGCACGCTAATGGATTGATGTAGGCTCTGGCTCGCAAAGTTGTCACGATAGTCCAACCAGTGGATATAAAAGAAGAAATCCAGTCCTCTGCGGCTTGGTCTGCTCAGAAAAAGAAAATTTACTTCACAAATAGCTTCAAGACTTTGAGTCGCCAGACGCCTTGGAATCCATCAATTGATGAACATTTCTACAAGGCTATGGTCAAGGTTGGGGAGAAAAACTGTGTTTCTTTCGAGTGGATCGACCGTTTTCTAGGTGGTATCAAGAAGTTCAGTGACAGAGCGCGTTTAATATTCGTGCCTCACGGCGAAGCTGCTTGTGGACTCTTGACCATGATGCAAAGACCGTTGTTAAAAGCCATCAAGAAAGTCATGCCTTCATTCTGTCACTCAGTTTCGTGTACAGAGATGGCTTCTGACATCCAGAACAATCTTAAGACTCTGAAATGGGATCTCAAAGATGTTGTGGCACTGTGCGCAGACGGATCTAACCACGACGGGCATCAACACATGGACTTAATAAAAGCCGTTGATTTCTCCTTCTTCAACACCCTATTTAAGCACGGGTGGGCTCACAAAACTCTATCAAAATACAAATATCACGGACCTTCAGTACATTCAGTTTTGAAAGTACCTATTTACGAAGAAGTGGCCGTGCTAAAAAGTGTTTTTTCTGGGTTTAAGCTCCGTATGAAGATATTGGGAACGACTTTCTCGGGGAGCCCTACTAGAACGACCCTGGGTAACACACTGAGAGTGTTTTCATATTGGTCTTACATTTGTAAGCAAGCTGGTTTGAGTTACACTTTTTTGAAAGGGGACATTAATAAGGATGTGTTCATATACGTTTCCGGAGACGATGTCGTAATGTGGACACACAAAAACCTGGCAGATCGCATAATAGCATCATCTGACCGATTAACTAGCAAGGACAAGAGCGATAAGTTTTACGGATTGGGGCAGTGTATCGAAAAGATCGCTGTCACACCGTGGTACGACATAGACTTCTGTTCCAAGATTTCATTCCAGTATTGGGTAGATAACAGACCTTCTTTCGTAATTTTACGAGATCCAAGAAAGGTTTTGACCCACTCAAACTTCCACAGATATTGCAGTGATCTCGCTTTCATGCCCGCCGCTTTACACAACGAATACGTGGCTGAAAGCGTGGAGCACGAGATGCCAGGAGAATTGATGAAGGCGTACGCTAGGAACCGCAGGAGGTTAGGGAAGATGGGATTGCGCTCGAGGAACCATTTGGTTCATTACACCGAGAAGATTAAGGAGATTCGCAAATCCTACAATATCGATGACAAAATCATT